CACCACACGGCGGTTCAAGCGGCCCCAGCCGCTGAAGATTTGCAGCACATCGCCCACGGAGTAACCGTGTGCGGTGCAAGAGACTGATGCCTCTAATGCGTTGGAGACTGCTGATACCGTTTTTTCGGAGGCGAAGACGGTTGCGACTGAGTAAATAGTTCCTGTGGGCACGGACGCCATGATGATTTTCCTTTAGGTTTGGACGAAAAAAAACCGCTGTGAAGCGGCTGGGTTGCGCCCGCAATGGGCTCAAATGAAAAAGCCCTCGCTAGGAGGGCTTGATCAGTTGTTGGGGTGTGATTTAGCGGTTAGAGGTCACGCTGAAATCTTGCATGGATGCGTAAATCTGCGAGTCATGGTCGTAACTGCCGGACGGTGCGCCAAGCGGCTTCGCAATGAATGCTGTTGCCAATGTCATCGCCGATTCAACCTGCAGCATGAGTGCGCTGCATTGGGCGCGGGTGCTGCCCCAGACGTTGATTTGAAAGCGCCCGTTTTGAATGTTTGGCACTTCCGGGCCAACGTAGGTGTAGGCTTCGCCACCGATTTGCACAAAGGTGATGTACGGTTTGGCGGTTGAAAGGGGCGCGAAGTCGCGGAATACGCGCGTTGCAGCCAAGTCCTTCAGGGCCAAATAAATGTTGTCTTCAACGCTCATATCCTGGCCTGTCCAATGAGTTCGTTCAGGCGGGAGATGGCCGCTTGTTTGGCCGCCAAATTCACTGCGTCATAACTTGAGCGCAAAAACGACTTTGGCAGCCACTGCACCGGCCCGCCTGGACGTGGCACAAAGTAGGCATCTTTTTCAGCCTGTGATGCGCTGCGTTTTGGTGCTGGTGTGCCGCGCTTTTCCGGGCGGACGGCTGTGTACCATTCGTCGTCTGATCCGGTGTAGGACGCATAACGCTGGATGTAGCCAAACTCAAGCCAGTAGCCAAAGGTGACGGATGGCAAGGAGCCTTCACCGGCCTGGCCTTTTTTATTGTTCTGAGAGTGGCCTTTGCGCCAACTGATGTGATACTTTGCGCTGGTGCCATGAATGCCTGATGCGCTGTCAATCACGAACTTCTCGTACACGGCGGCTTGCAAGCGGCTTGACCCGGCGACCGACAAGGCGCGGGTGCGAACCTCGTCATAAAACACCTTGGATGCAGCGTGCGCAGCGGGGCGAACGGCTTCTTTTGCCACTTCTTTGAAGTTGTCAACGCGCTGCATGAGCTGCTCAAGGCCGAGGTTAAAGCTGTCCATTGATCACCCCGCAAACCAGGTCAACATGCGCCCGGTTTTGATCTGGTAACACGGCTTCGATGCTGTAAATGGTGTCGCCGTGCTTGACGCGCATACCTGCGTTAATCCCGGTGCGGTAACGGATGCGAATCGAGCATTTGACGATGCTGGTGTCGGCCCCGGATTTGATGGCGCTGATACCGCTTTGGTGTTTGATGCTGGCCCATGCCGTGAAGCTGTCGGCCCATGTTGTCAGCGTCTGGCCCACCTCGTCCTGCGTGGTGGATTGCGTTTGCAGCGTCACCCGCTTGTTCAGTGCACCGATGTTTAGCATCAGTATTCCACCACCAAATAAGGCCGCAATAATCCGTCAGCAAATGGCACCACCTCATTCTTTGACGCGCTGGTTTCCTGACGTGACTCGTATAGCGTGGCGATACGCAGTAGCGCCCATGTGCGCAGCGGAGACGGCACGCTGCCGATAAAGCTGCTGCCAGTGCCTGCGCCGGTGAACACGATGTCCGCGCCGCTGGTGTCGGTGAGCGTGTGGACGTTGCCCGCTACGCTGGCGACCAGATAAGCCGCGTCTTCGCTCAAGGGCGTAGGCAGTGCACCGCCAGAATTACTGAAGGTGACGCGCTCGCCCACGGTGTAGGCATGGGGGCCGTTGACCGTGAGGTTTGCGGTGCCGGTTTGTACTGCAATGGGGCTGGCATAACCCGCGTCAAAGGTGACTGTTACCGATGCGGCTTGCGGCATGGGGATGGGCCAGACCTTGCCAAATGCCGGGGTGACGGTGGCGGGCGAGCCTGCTTTGACAACGTAATCAGCCGGTGGCACGGTTTGAATGGTGCCGTCCATATCAAGGTACTGGACAGACACGACATTGACAACGGGCGACAGGGGCAGGCGAACGCAGTAGCCGAAGCTGTCTTGCGTCAGGGTGTAGCGGGCGTGCAGCAGTTGCTGGTGTGTTTTGTCCTCGACCGCCTGGATGGCGCTGGCGATCAGCCGTTTGATGGCTGCATCTTCCTGGGTGTCAACCAAATCAAGGCGCAGGTGTTCCTTGGCCTCGTTGATGTAGATTGGCAATCCGAAGGGGCTGATGGCGATGGTGTAGGGCATGGTTTGAATGAGCTGTTTTGGTAAGCGTGTGGCGCTGGCCGAAACAGCCCAGCCGGTGAATGACTGGGCTTGTCGGGCGTGTCGGGTTAGACCACCTGGACGACCGTTGCGGCGTTGGTGGGCAGCAGGTTGCGCGGGTTGGCACCGATCAGGCGGGCAGACAACAGCGATGCGGCCGTACCCACGGTGACGGACAGTGCGACGTGGGTGAAGCCGCCATTGACATCGAGGTCGTCAGAGCGCATTTCGATGGATGCCTGCTTGCCGTCGCCCGTGGCTTTAACGATTTGCACCAGCGCCTTGCCGGTTACGTCTTTGGCACCTGTGCCGGATGCGTCGGTGGCCTGGCGCAGCTTGGCGTCAACGGTGGCCGATGCGCCTAGAACGCCGGTGTCAATCAGCGCGGCGATGCTGTGGTATTCCGATACGGGAACCCACGAGGTAAGCACGGTGCTGGCAGCGACCGATGCGGGGGCGAGCACAGCCAGGGTGGCGAATTGCTCGGTGAATTTAGTGTTGGTTTCCATGATTTGTTTCCTTCAAAGGTTGAGGTGTTGAGCCGGGCGGGGTGAACCGCCCGTGATGGCTTAGCGTGCGGCCAACTGGACGAAAGGCGACATCTTGGTTGAGCCCTTGGCGGGGTCGATGGCTTTGGACAACTTGCTTTGTCCGTCCATGCGGAACGTGGTGCGGAACGCGGTAGCGTCTGCATCAAAGTACAGGTGCATGGAGGTGGCTGTCTGCAAGCCGCCGACCTTGGTGATGGTCTGGTAGTAGCTCAAGTCCACCAAGATCACGTCGCCTTGCGAGCTGAACGTGTTGGCGTGTTGCGACACGAGGATGGGGCGACCAAGCAGCGTGCCGTAGGGGTTGCCCTGGATGCTGCCAATCGCGCCCTCTGGCAGGTAGATGGGATAGTTGCCCAGCGTGAGGGTGAACAGGGCCGGGAGCACATCGTTGTTGATGATCCACACCGCGTTGGGGAACGAACCCTCTGGCAGGCGGGCGATCATGTTGGCCAGATTCAGCGCCGTCAGGGTGTTGGTGGCTTGTCCCGAGTCTTTGGCTACCGTGACCACCGCGCCGCTGTTGAGCGCACCCTGGGGCAAACCAGCGCCGCTGCCCAACAGGATCGCTTCGTTGGTTTTCCACTGGATGGATGCGCCGATCTTTTTCGGCAGGTAGGTGGACAGGGCCGCGCCGTCATCGAGCATTTCGTCCGAGACGGGGACCAGGGCCATGAGCTTTTTCAAGCGCAACTGAGACAAGCCAAACACCGGTTTTGTGGCGGTGCCAGCGGTGGCCTCGCCCTGCCAGTAGGCACGAATGCCGTTGGTGCCCCATGGGGTTGTCAGGTCGTTGGGGAAGCTCATGCCGTTACCGGCCACGTTCACCTGATCGGTAAGCGGCAGGAAGGCGTTGTCGGTCAGGGACAGGTCAAAGATGCTCGCGCTGAACTCGGGCGGGATTAGGAAGCCACCGTCAGCGCCTGCGCCTTCACCAGCAAACGAGCCGGGTGCGGCGGCACCGATCAGCAGGCGCTTGTCGATGGCGTTGCCGTTACGGATGGCGGCGGATGCGCTGTGAACGGACTTCATGAAGTCGCCCACCATGGCAAAGCCGCCTTTGGGGTCGGATGCGACGTTTTCGGTGACGCTGATGTTGCCGCCGATGATTTCGACGCTGGAACCTACATCTTGCTCGGCCAGGTCTTGGGCGCGAGCGATGCGGGCGTCAAGGCTTTTGGCCTCAGCCATGGCGGCGTCGAATTGGGTTTGTTCGTCGGCGCTCAGATCGCGGTCAGCAGCGGCTGCCACGTCATTGATGCCTTTGGCCTTGGCAATAGCTGCGGCCTTTTTTTGCTGGAGGATGCGGATAGACATGATGGTTTTCCTTTTGGATAGGCGTAAAAAAAGCCCGGTGAAGGGCTTGGTTGGGGTCGCACAAATTGGCCGTTGGGCCGCTGCAAATCACGCTCTATGGAGGTGCTTTGTTTGGGCCTGTGCAAGCCCTGGAAAAGGTTGGGACGTAAAAAAAGCCACTCGAAAGTGGCTTGGCTTGGTTTGGTTCGGCTTACGCGCTGGCGACTTGCAATAGTCGGGCGCGGGCCGCGTGTTTGTTGTGGGTGTAGGCTTCAACACCGTGGGTTTCAATGCCTTCTGCCGGCGCATCAATCAGTTCGGCCTTGTTTGCTGCGTTGTTGCTGCGAATGGCCTTACGCGCTTTTGCCACTACGTCATCAAAGGTGCAGATGCCGTCAATCATTCCCGCGTCAAGCGAGGGCTTGGCCAGCAGGCACCTGCCTTGTCCGAAACCTTCGCGCACGGATGCCACGGGTACGCCGCGCCCTTTGGCGACTGCGCTGGTGAACATGCCGTAGAAGTCGTTGATCTGGCTTTGCGTGAAGGCGCGGGCTTCGTCAGTCAGTGGGCCAAGGGAGTTGCCCTCGACCTTGTAGGTGCCTGCGCAGATGTACTGCATGACATAGCCCTCTTTGGCAAGTGCCGCCGATTCGTCAATGTGGGTTGTATATACACCGATGCTCCCAACGGTGGCGGATTGGGTGGCGTACAGCTCAGTGCAGGCGCTGCCGATCCAGTACCCGGCGCTGGCGCACATGCCGCTGACAAAACCGAGCACGGGCTTGGTGGCGCGGGCTGCAAGCACTTTGGCAGCAGTCTCGGGGGTCATGACGACATTGCCGCCAGGGGTGTCGAAGTTGATGATGATGGCACCGATGCTGTTGTCCAACACGGCTGCATCAAGCTGTTGGCCGAAGTCTTGCAGGCTGGCACTACCGCCACCGCTGATTTCATCGACCATGCTGGCCTTGGGCGCGATAACGCCGGATAGTTCCAACACGGCAATTCCGCCGCCGATAGTTTGGTTTGATTTGGCACGCTCGTTGCGGGCTGCTTGCGCCGCGCGGACTTGCGCCATGACTTCGGGCGTAGCGGGTGCGCCGGTTGACCAGCGGCGAAGTACTGAGGCCATGGTGTTGAGGTGCGTCAAGTCCATGGCCCAGATGGCGCTGGCAAGTTCGGCAAGAATGTGTGATCCGCGCATGGTGTGGCCTTTCAGTGGCTCAAAAATAGTAAATCTGTATCGCGCCGCTTTCGGCTGCGCCGTGTGTCCAGCTCAACCGCTTTTGGCTTTTGTGGCAGGGGGTTGTCGCCCTGCATGTAGCTGTAAAACGGGACAATGTTTGTCGTGGGCGTGGCTGCATTGATAGCACCCCATGCGCTACCAAATGCAGCGCCCCATGACTTACCCCAGGCGCTGGCCACTTATGGCCCCCATG